GGTTCAACAAGAGCTGATAAACCCCTAATAGTGAGGGCCAGTCCGCTCCCGAGCTGGCCCCTCACCTAACTGCTTGAAAGGATGACGAAATGCCAACAATAGTTACGGCCACAGAGCTTAGGACAATTCTTGGCGTTTCGTCATCCCTATATTCAGACGCTTATCTAGGCGATATAGTAGATGCCTCGGAGAATTTAGTTCTCCCAATGCTAGTTACTTTCCAAAGCAAGATTAACAAAGTAAAGCTAGAAAATAATGTTGCTTATTTTGAAACTGCAACAATTCAAGAATTTACAGAAGGCCAATCCGTAATTATTACTGGCTGCGGATCACCATTTAATGGCACTCACACAGTAACCGATGACGAGATTTCAGATTATGTATTTACAGTCGCAATCACCAATGCAGACATATTGGAAAAAAATATCATCCCAGCAGGAAACGCTGCGCTATCTGGATTATCGACCTATGTCGGAAACCCCAATGCTGAAGCTGCTATTTTGGCTATCTCCGTTGAAATCTTTCAGTCCAGAACCGCCGCTGGTGGATCAATCGAAGGCGTAGATTTTGCAGTAACCCCTTATCGCCTATCCAAAAATTTACTTGCCAAAGTAACTGGCCTTCTAGGCCCTTATCTTGATGTTGAAACTATGGTGGGCTAATGCCTGCATCAACAATTGCTACAGATGTTAGAGGAGCGCTTAAAACCGCTTTAGCGGGATGCACTGCTAATATCTATGACTCAGTTCCAGAAGCGCCAATAGTTCCAGCAATTATCGTCATTCCAGACTCGCCCTATATGGAGCTTGAAGTTTTGGGTAAATCAACTACTCGCGTTAAGTTAAATTACACCATAACTGCTTGCGTTGCGTATTTCAGCAACGCTGCTGCTCTTGATAATTTAGAGCAATTAATTATTAGTATTCTTGGAGCATTAAATGCTTCCAAGTATGAGTTATCAATAGTCGAAAGACCTTCGGTAACTGAAGTAGGAACTACAACCCTGTTAGTTTCAGATATACGCTTGAGCGTCCGCTACGAGCAAACCGCATAGGAGACCCAAATGCCAACAACAGTAATAACTGGGCGCGATGTAACCTTTACACTCGATAGCGCTGCTTATGACGCCCAGACAACTAGCGCAGTCCTAAGCTGCGACACAATTATCGAGACCTATCAAACCCTTGATGGTCGCGCTTATAAGTCCGTTGATAAGCAATGGACATTCACAATCGAATTGCTACAGGATTGGGGAGCTGCCAGCTCACTATTCGAGGCAATGTGGTCTGATGCTGAATCAGCACCAAATACGACACTTGCAGTTTCATTTACTGCCGTAACTGGCGCAGTATTTGCTTTTAATGTATTACCAGTCTTTCCAGCAGCAGGTGGCGCAGCTCCAGGAGCGCTAACTGATACTTGGACAATGACTGTCGTTGGAACTCCAACAGAGACCTTCAGCTAAGAGATCGGAGCATCGGGAGCTATGAAAATATCAATCACAATTAAATATAACTCTGGCGAATCAGTTACTTATCAAGCTGGCTTACCAGAGTGGGCTAAGTGGGAACGCAAAACTGGTAAGTCGATTTATTTGATGAAGGATATATCGGCCTACCAGCAAGCGGACTTCTTAGATCTTGCTTACTTTGCGTATAAGCGCGAAGCAGCTGGAAAGCCAACCAAACCTCAAGAGATTTGGGAGCTAACAGTTGAAGAGATGACGATTGGAGATGAAAGCCCAAAAGTTACGAGCCCGGAAGCATCAACCGACTAATAGTCGAAATAGCGATAGCAACTGGGATACCGATGACTTACTGGACAGACATCGACCAAGTCCTAACGGCGATAGAGATATTAAAGGAGCGTAGCGGTGGCAGATGAGTTACCAATCAGTTACGACAAGCGCGAGCTCCGCTCAATCATTACCGCGTTCAAAGCGATGGATGATGAAGCCGTTAGCCAAGCTAAACAAGAATCTAGCGCGCTGGCTACTTATGCAGCAAACGAAATCAAAGCCTATTCACTCACAAGGACTTTTGGTCTTACGGCTTTGCAAGTCAGCGCTTTTCTGGTGGCGGTAGCACACAAAAACTCTGGGCGGGTTATGAATTTGGATCTAATCGCTTGCGTCAGTTCCCCAGAAGAACACCAAGCAAAGGTCGCGGAAACGCTGGCTACTTTATCTACCCAACCCTTCGTAAGATTCAGCCTGAATTGATTAAGAAATGGCAAGAAGCATTTTCTAAGATATTGAAAGAGTGGGATAAGTAATGGCTGGCAGTAGAACCCTTAAGCTCTCGATTCTTGCTGATGTCGCTGATCTCAAGAAAAATCTTGATACTGGCTCTAAAGAGGTTGAAGGCTTTGGCGGTAAGCTAGAGAAGTTTGGCAAAGTCGCAGCAGCCGCCTTTGCAGCAGCAGCGGCAGCAGCAGCGGCCTATGCAGTCAAGTTAGCAGTTGATGGCGTTAAAGCAGCAATTGAAGATGAGGCTGCTCAACTTCGCTTAGCCAATGCTCTCAAGAATGTTACTGGCGCAACCCAAGCACAGATTTCAGCAGTCGAGGAGCAGATACTAAAAACTTCTTTGGCTACTGGTGTTGCTGATGACCAATTGCGTCCAGCGCTTCAGCGCCTAGCGACTGCAACAGGATCAGTAACTAAGTCGCAAGATTTACTGACCCTAGCTTTAGATATTTCAGCTGCTACTGGTAAGAGCGTTGAGACTGTATCCAATGCCCTAGGTAAAGCCTATGAAGGCAATACGAGTTCTTTAAGCCGTTTAGGTGTTGGCTTATCGACCGCTGAAATAAAGACCCTTGGATTAGAAGGCACAGTAAAGCAATTAGCCAATACCTTTGGCGGAGCAGCAACAGTTCAAGCGAATACTTTTGAAGGTCAAATAGCAAGACTTAAAGTCGGCTTTGATGAAGCCAAAGAATCAGTAGGAGCTGCTTTATTGCCTACCCTTCAAAGACTATTGGATTACTTTATAAACACAGTTATTCCTAAATTTATTGAGTTCAAAGATGCAGCATTAAAACCAGTTACTGATGCAATTGCTAGAAATAAAGATTCTTTAACTATCCTTTATAATTTCATTAAAGACTTTGTAGTTCCAGTATTAATCAATAATTTAGGCGGCGCTTTAGGATTTATTGGCAAAGTCGCTGGTGGTATTTTAGATGTTATTGGCGCAGTAGTTAATGGAATTAAGAGCGCAGTTAATTTTGCCATCGATGCAATAAATGTTCTTATCCGCGCTTACAATGCCGTCCCACTTTTGCCTAATGTATCTACTATTTCTAAACCATCATTTTCAGCCCCTAGCACTCCAAGCAGTTCAACACTTCCAAAGATTGCTACTGCTCCAAGCCCAAGCGTCCCAGCAGCTCCTAAGCCATCCACTACTCCGAGCACTCCATCGGCTTCCACTCCTAGCGCCCCATCCACACTAGTGCCGAGCGGTAATGCAATTCCTTCTGGATTCAATGTTGCTGGAACAGTTGCAGCTAATCAGCAAGGCAATGTCGTTATCAATGTTAATGCTCCATCCGCTATTGATGAAGAAGGCTTTACCAGAGCAGTTATCTTGGCCCTTAATAACTCCACTAATCGCGGAACTACTGGAGCTGGCGATCTAAGGACTTCGGCCCAAATCCTATGACTCTCTGGACTCCCGATTGGCGAATCAAAGTCAATGGCTCAGAATTAACCTCAGTTACTTTAAGCAATCTAACTATTACCTCTGGCCGTCAAGATATTAATTCACCAACTCCTGCAGGGTATTGCTCGGTTGAGGTTATAAATACCGATGGCACTAACTACTCATTTACAATTAATACCTCAGTTACAATCGAAATTAAAGATACTAGCGGAAATTATGTATCTCTCTTTGGCGGTAGAGTTTCAGACTTGCGACAAATAGTAAGAAGCGCTGGATCAAGTGCAGTAATCACCAGCCTTCGTATTACTGCCATTGGAGCGCTTTCAAAATTGCAAAGAGCTATTTTTGATGGCAATTTGGCTGAAGGGCTAGATGGAGCTCAGATATTAGATTTGCTAGATGATTTGCTTTTAGGCTCTTGGAATGAAGTCCCACCAGCAGAAACTTGGGCAACCTATAATGCCACCGAAACTTGGGCAGATGCTCAAAATATTGGGCTGGGTGAAATTGATGCTGGCGAATATACGATGGTCAGCCGCCAGATTACCGATAGCATAATTGGCCCAATAGCCAATCAGATTGCTAATTCAGCCCTCGGTTATCTTTATGAGGATGCTAATGGTCTTATTGGATATGCAGACGCAAGCCATCGTCAAGATTACCTAGTGGCTAATGGCTACACAGATTTAGACGCTTCTCACGCCATCGCTTCTGGCATTGGCGTTATCCAGCGTCAAGGGGATTTAGCAAATAAAATCATTATGGATTATGGCAACAACTTCAATAGTTCCTACACTGCTCAAGACACAACTTCTCAATCAACTTTTGGGCTATTTGCCGAGCAATTTAACAGTTATCTAAAGAACGCGGCCGATGTCGAAGATGTAGCAGATCGCCTAATCCAACTTCGCGCCTACCCTAGAGATACTTTCCAATCCATCACTTTTCCACTTCAATCCCCTGAAATTGATAATGCTGATAGGGATGCCCTATTGAATATATTTATGGGCCAGCCAGTCCGAATTACCAATCTGCCTCTTAATATCCTAGGTGGCGAATTTACTGGCTTTGTCGAAGGCTGGACTTTCAGCGCTTCGGTCTCAGGCTTATCAATCACCTTTTTAGCTACCCCAACAGAGTTCTCGGCTTTTGCCCAACAATGGGCTCAAGTCAATGCGGCTGAAAGCTGGAATAGTGTTCTTAATACGCTAGAATGGCAAGACGCGATAGGAGTTATAAGCTAAATGGCCAATACAACTAATTACAACTGGGAAACTCCAGACGATACTGATTTAGTCAAGGATGGCGCTTTAGCCATAAGGACCCTTGGTAGCGCAATTGATACTTCAGTTAAATCCTTAAGTCCGGGGACTACTGCTGGAGATATTGACTATTACACAAGCGGAACTGCCAAGGCGCGAGTTGCCATTGGCAGCAATGGACAACTATTGAGAGTTAATTCTGGTGCAACAGCTCCTGAATGGGCTTTAGGTGTCCCAGTCCAATTAAACGCCCAGACTGCTACTTATACAGTTGTCCTAGGCGATGCCTACAAACTAGTTACAATGTCTGTAGCTGGCGCTAATGACTTTCAAATACCTACCAATGCCAATGTTGCTTTCCCAGTTGGAACTGTAATCAATGTTATTCAAATCGGAGCAGGTCAAACAACTATTAAAGCTGTAACTTCAGGCACTACTACGATTTCTTCAACGGGAGCAAGTGCTATAGCTCCTAAGCTAAGAGCGCAGTATTCGGCTGCATCCTGTATTAAGGTTGCCACCGATACTTGGTATGTCGTAGGAGATATAGCGTAATGAGTTTATTGGGCATTATTGCTTCAAGTAAATTAGCTGTAGTGCCACTAACAGTAGATTATTTAGTTGTCGCTGGTGGTGGTGGTGCAGGATCTAATGATGGCGGCGGCGGCGGTGGTGGTGGTTTGCGTTGCACAGTTACGGCAACTGGCGGCGGTGGAAGTTTAGAATCTCCACTAACATTATCAATATCTACAAATTATGC